GTTCCACCAACGCCCAGACCAAGGCGACCCTGCTGGAACTGTTGGTTGGTCAACTGAGCCAACTGTTGCTCACGTCCGGGTTGCAGCAAAGACTGCTGCTGTTGCATCACTCGCTGAGCAGCCGCTTGCGGAGACTCTGCAAGGTATCCCTGACCGAGATTAAACAAACTCTGAGCAGCAGCGCCCACAGGAGCGATCTGACCAGCAGCTTGAGTGGCTTGCTCTAGATTAGTACCTGCCTGACCGAGCAAACGCTCACGCATAGCAGCAACATCAGGAGCCACCTGATAACCTGCACCAGTGAGCCTACCTTGGTCATCATAGGTGAAGCCACTAGTGCCAAACCGGGAGGTAACACCAACAGGACGGAACTGAGCAGCTTGAGCAGCCTGCTGACCTGTAGCCAGGAGGTTCTGAGCCAGTTGATTCTGTTGGCTAGCCCCGTACTGAGCAGCTCCTAGAGTACCGAGAGCGCCAATGCCCCCACTAAGCAGGCCACTTACTGCCTTTTGTTCTTCTGGTGTGAGTGCCATTAGTAAGTCCCTCCGTTGACGGTAGCATCAAATGTGCCAGATACCGTTAAATTAACCGCTGTTGCATTACCAGTCAAAGCCACGTTAGAAGCGTCAGCTTTGGAGGCAATCGCAGAAGCAATATTATCAAACTCAGTGTTAATCTCTGTTCCCTTGACAATCTTTGCAGGGTTTCCCGATGCTAAGCTATCTTTGGTAGCAAAGTTTGTACTTTTTACATAGTTACTCATTATCGAGTCCTTCCTGCTTTACAGAATACGTCTAGTTTTTGAATAGAAAGCTCAAAGTTATTGATGACTGTTTCAATACCTAATTGAATGATGTTACCTGCTCCTCCAACCTGAACCTTCTGGTTATCAAAGATAACACCAGCGGTATACTCACCGATATTGTATTCAGCGATACCGTATTCAGCCACCTCAATTCCGCTTAATTGAAGGAACTGAGAACTGTAGTTACTGCTGTAGTCAAACCCGTATTTAAGAATAACATCAGCACCTTTACCACCAATCATGGTGAAACTGATCTTCTTCAGTACCTTGATAGCTGTAGGAGAACCTAGATCAAAGTAGTTGGTGTAATAACCCATACGATAGGAGTTGGTGTTGTCCAAGTGACCAGTGTAGTAACCTAAAAAGCCAGCAAAGCCCATGTACACATCTTTAGATCTAGTAGAGAACAATGCCGTAGGCAACAGAGTCCAGGTAGTGGCCCTAGCAGCACCGTTCTGCAGGGTAACTCTCATGTCAAAGCAGTAGGTGATACCAGTGACAGGAAGAACCAGCAGGTAGAAAGCATTATTGTCAGAATACACTGCCTTGATGTCAGCCAATACTTCGCTAGACACCGCCTGTACCAGATCATCCCGGACATTCATGCTCAAGTCACGCAAAGGAGCAGAACGATCCTGAACCACTCGTTGCATTGACCTGACACCAGAATCACTCAAGAAGATAATATCCCCGCCAGTGACCTTAATAGAATCCCGAGCACAGCAGCCAATACCGCTAACAGTATCAGCCAAAGACATATTAGTGGGATCATTAGCGCCCTGATAGATCAGGATCTGTCTACGACCAAAGATATACAAATAATTGTTGTGAGCAGCCAAGCCTTGGATCTCATCAGAGCCAGCAGGCCACACCTGAGCTACGTTAAGCGTACCAGAAGATCCAGTATTGAGCACATGGCCAGACAGAAGATCAGAGAACTGAATAGTGTTCTTATCTGTCAGCGTAGAAGCACTCCAGGTGCGTCCATACGCGCTTATAACGCAGTTTGCACTCTGCACCGTACCTAGGTATCCAGTCTTCTCAGAAACACGCCTAAACGTGGTTGCAGACACCGCAGGATCGAAGACTAAAGGATCATGTCCTTCCTGATACAGATACATCACTCCGTTCAGAGGAGCCATTTGCCAACGATCATTACTAATCGTAGGAGCAGTACCACCACCTCCGTAGGTGAGCACAGACAGTGTTGATCCTACCAATTTAAACAGTTTATTGTTACCAGCAGCAACAATGTAAGATGAACCATCATTAGCAATCAATTCACCGATTGCCTTAACGTTAGCGGTGCTCAGATCAGCGTTAGAAGAGTGTTTAGGAAGCCAACCCTTACGTGCCCCAATACGTCCAAACTTATCAATCACACAGTTAGAAGCAACGGTAGCATAGCCTGACTCCAGGGCCACAGAAGCATCCTGGGTGTTTACCCCCATGAATCCTGGGGCAGCAATACTGGAGGTAAGTAGTTGTTCAGACATTACGGATTCACCCAGACCACTTCTTCAAGGTAACGGTTACGCTCAATAGCCACGGCATCAGCCAAGGACAGACGATACAGTTGGTAAGCCTCAGAAGACAGAATACCAGAGTCCTCACCACGCTCAGCGATAGCCTTCGCATAAGCCAACATATTCACCAAGTGAGGAGGAACCAAGATACGATCATTATCAGCAGACAAGTCCACTTGAGGGACAATCAGGTTAAATCGCAGAGTGTATACACCATCAGGGATAGGATAGACATCAACTTGGGTGTCGCCATTATCATCAACACCGTTGAAGTTATAATAAGCAGGAGCACCTTTACCGCTTTGAACTAACAGGAACTGCCTATCCATCCACACGGTAGCAGCATAATTCATCTGCGTATCGTTGGTATCATTAAGAACGTCAATCACGCGAAAGCGTGTACCAGAACCAGTCAAAATATAGTTAAATAGACTATCAGTGGTGGTAGCCGTAAGCGTAGTGGTCAACGAGTTCCAATCATAGGCATCTTCAACCTCTCGCTTAGCATCATTGACATAGACACCAATCAGCTTGGAATAAGAGTTATCCTGCACAGAAGACACCGTAGGCTCACGGAGTCTGGTCAGTACATTATTGACCATATCAAGGTAGGTGGACATTTAGATTCCTTCTTTCTTAATCTGCTCAAATGTGCAGATAATACTTATTGTGCTACCAGCTTCACTGGTGGCTTTAACAGTATCCCCTTCTTCCAGCACAAAATAAGCATTACCATCAATCTGCTTGAAATCTTTGGTGCTGATCGTGTAAGTATCCAACAAATAAATGTCTGTACTTGCGCTAGAGTCTCTCCAAACAACCGTGATATGCTTGGAAGAGCCAGATCCGTTAGTTATATGCGTAAGATTCCACTTAGCATAGTAGCCAACAGGAACTGTATAAACAGTCGTCTGAGTAGCTGCTGTAAGGTTTAAGCCTACGCTGACTTCTCTCATTTCTTCTTCTTACCTTTTTTAGCCATGCCAGCTTCACTTAAGGCAATCGCAACGGCTTGTTTACGAGACTTAACCACAGGACCACCTTTGCCACTATGTAGAGTACCTTCTTTGTACTCGTGCATAACTTTACCGACCTTCTTCTGACCTTTAGACATTTTAGTAGCCATGATTATTCCTTCGTGATAGGACCGCCTGATTTCCACGCATCACAGGTACGGGAACCAGCACAGAGAAAATGAAACAATTCACAGAATCCAAGATTAGCTGCTTCCATGAATTGATCTTCATAAGCAAGTTCTTTCTCGTTCTCCATGTTACCTTCGATACCGGACTTAATACATTCCAGCATTGCAGGGGTTTGAATAAATGCAGAACAGTTACCACACCTCATCTGTTTAACGTCTTTGGTGGGAGCGTTATACATCTTGGCTTTCTTCATCCAGAACACCTCGTTAGGCAACGAAGGATCAGGAGGACCATAACCAAACTTCTTGAAGGCGTTATTGCGGTTCTTCAGATTAACCTGAATATCCTGAGTAGCTACAGGACAAACCTTACCGTTCAGTAAGCCTTCTTTCATGGCGACACCTTGTGAGAAACTGCTGCGTAAATAGCCCCAAAGAAGGCTCCAACGATAAGGATAGGTTTAACAGCTTTAGCTAGCCACTCAAGCACCGTAAAAGCACCGGAGGCAGCATTAAATGCACCTACCATGTTCCGGGTGTTTGCATCAATGGTGTCTACCTTCTGTTCTACTTGAACAAGCCTATCGTAGATCTCTTTGTGGCTAACTTCGTCCATTTATTCCTCTTTGGGCTCTTCTTTAGGTATTTGAGCTTCTG